GGTTCTGGAGCAGAGTATGCATATGGAGTTCTATACGCAACAGATAAACAAAAAAATGCAAGGAATAGAGTAATGCAAGCAGTCAATGCTGCAATTAAATTTAACCCATCATGCATGGGGCCAGTTGACGTAGTAAGCCTTTAGGAGTATACTTATAATATGTCAGAAGAGTGGGAAGAAATTTTAAATAATATACAAGACAAAGACTCCGACTATAGAGAGTTTGAGATTTGGCTTGAAAACGGAATTGAACGGGGATGGGTAACTGAACCGTTCTGTAATACTCATGAGGGTGATCCCTATATGAATGAAGAAGAGCAACAAGAATGGGAAGAGGGCGGAGACCCTTGCCAAGTAGTAATTAAAATCAAAGAAAACTAACAGGGAGAAATAATGAAAAAAGTAGCGGTGGGACTTGTAGCGGTATTAAGTTTAGTATTCCTACAACCAGTACATGCAGAACCAAGCAAGTCAATTGTTATTATTGATACAGCAATTGACTCATCTATTCCACAAGTAAAGGCAAAGTTAGTACAAGAGGTTTGTATTCTTGATCGTATGCTTTGTCCTAATGGAACTAAGTTTCAAGAAGGTGTTGGAGCAGCAACTCTTCCATCTTCACAGGCATTAGTTAAAGGGTTTGAGCACGGAACCTATATGACTTTGATTGCTAATAAAGTAAATCCAGATGTCAATATTATTTTTATACGCATTGTTGGTATGAAAAGCGATGGCAGTAGAGACACCTACAATGTTTTTGACATAGAAAAGGCTCTTGCTTGGACAATTACAAACAAAGAAAAGTACAACATTGTATCTGTTTCTGCATCAATGGGTAGTCATATTCTTGGAACAGGGCTAAAGTATTGCCCAACAAATGCAACACATGCTGGACTTGTTGGAAACATTGACAAGTTACTAGCACTTAATGTTGCAACAATGTTTGCTGCTGGCAATAATCGAGATTACAAGAGAATTGACTTCCCAGCATGTATTACGCAAGCAGTTGCACTTGGTGGAGCCACAGAAGATAATGCTATGTCTCCATTCTCAAATGCTGCTCCAGAGGTTGATTTTTATTTCCTTGAAGTGTTTAATATTAACAACAAAAACTTTAGAGGAACTTCTGCTTCAACAGTAGCATTTTCTGCATACTGGGCTAAAAATTACAAGGGTGCATATCAACCAACTTATGACTACATGAAGTCTATTTCTAAGTCAGCAAAGGGAAGAAGCACAACTACTGATAGGCTTGTTAGTCTTTTAGGTTAGTCGGTTTTGGTCTGTAACTCAGATGGTAGAGTGCCGAACTGTTAATTCGGATGTCGCAGGATCGATCCCTGCCAGACCAGCAATGCGGAAGTAACTCAATGGCAGAGTACTACCTTGCCAAGGTAGATGTTGCGAGTTCAAATCTCGTCTTCCGCTCCAAATGTTTGCTATAATATACATGTACCTGCCGATTGGGGGTACATAACTTATTCGCTTGAAAGGGGAATAAAATGGTTAACACTACATATACAATGGATCTATTCAATGATCCTTTTTTTATTGGCTTTAACAGAGAGTTAGGCCGCTTAAATACCGCACATAAAACAAACTCACAGACATATCCTCCATATGATCTTCTCAAACTAGATGAAGATACATATAGAATTTCTTTGGCTATTGCTGGATTTTCTAAGGAAGATATTAATATCTCAGTAGACAATGGAACTCTCATTATTAAGGGTGAAATTGTAGAAGTAATAGATGCTGAGGTTGTTCACAAGGGTATTGCTGGTCGTAAATTTGTACGATCATTTGCTCTTGGAGAATACATGGAAGTAACTGGTGCAGAAATGAAGGATGGTATGCTACATATTAATGTAGATCGTATTATTCCTGAAGATAAAAAGCCAAAGACTATTGAAATCAAACTTGCTAAAAAGTAGTATATAGGCTATAATTATATAAGAGACCTAGGCATGTCTTTAAACTGCCCCTTAATATTAGGAGATAAAAATGGCAGCAAAAGGTAGTCTAGAAGCAATCATTGAGGTTGCAAAGAAAGAGTTAGGAACCATTGAAGGTCCTAAAGATAACGAAACAAAATACGGTGCATGGATGAAGGTAAACTTCCAACCATGGTGCCAGTCGTTCGTTTCTTGGTGTGCATTTACTGCGGGGGTAGCAAAGTTTCCAAAGTCTGCATCAACAGTAGCAGCATCAGATCAGTTTAAAAAAGAAGGCCGTTGGTCAGATGCACGTAATGATGATCCACAAGCAGGAGACTGGATTTATTTTGATTTTCCAGATGACGGTGTAAATCGTATTTCACATGTTGGTCTTTGTATTAAGAACAATGGCGATGGAACAATTCAAGTTATTGAAGGAAACACTTCAGGAACTGCAAAGGGAGATCAGCGCAATGGAGGAATGTGCGTTGAGAAAACTCGTGGTTATGTAAAGAATAACAAGAAGAAGTTACTCAATGCTGTAGTTGGTTGGGGTCGTCCAGTTTATGCTGGTGAAGAAAATGCCCCACTACTAAATAAGTTAGCATCAACTCCAGCCGCAGCAACATCTCCAGATGCTGCTAAGAAGTCTGCAGTAAGCAAGTCTTCTGGTGGTGGCAAAGGAAATCAGGTTAAGTAATTGCCAGTTTATGAATACAAATGTACAGGACAATGTTCTGAAGTTGTAATCAAACAAAGATCTATTAAGGATACCGATCCAGGGTATGAGTGTGAAACTTGCACTCTGCCACTGGAACGTGTATACTCTAATGTAACAGCAGTATTCAACGGTAGTGGGTTCTATTCCACTGATAACAGAAAGTAGCGGTATACTATGAACATGACAATTGCAGAAGAAGTTGTTGAAAAAGAATGGCTATTAAAGGCAACAGATCGTTGTGATTCTTGTCCATCAGAAGCACTTGTTAAAGTAACTGGAATATCTGGAGATTTAATGTTTTGTGGACACCACTATAATAAGATTATGAATGATGCAGAAGGATATAAAAAGATGATGTCTTTTGCTCTTACAGTTATAGACGAACGAGATAAACTGGTTCAAAATAAATTAAAGGATAAAGATTATGTATGAGTATTATGTTAGAAAAGTAGAGAATGTTGTAGATGGAGACACCATTGACGTTCTTATTGATTTAGGGTTTGATATTCTATTTGCATCTCGTGTAAGACTGGCTGGTATTGATACGCCTGAGTCCCGTACAAAGGATCTTGCTGAGAAGGCTCTAGGACTAGAGGCCAAAGAGTACCTAAAGAAGGCTCTAAAGGATGCCAAGTCTGTTGTAATTAAGACTGAGAAGATGGACTCATCTGAAAAGTATGGTCGCATTTTGGGCTGGGTATACATAAATGGAGACACCGTATCCCTTAATGACATGATGATTAACGATGGATATGCATGGGGATACCTTGGAGATACTAAGGTAAAGGATTTTGAAGCACTTAAAAAGGCTAGATTAAAATCTAAAAAATGAAACACATCCTATACTTTACTGCAGACTGGTGCAATCCTTGTAAACAAACAAGGCCTATAGTAGAAGAATTAAACCATGAGCAGATTATGGCTAAATTTTTTATTATTGATGTTGATTCTGAAATTGAAATGGCACAAGACTTTGAAGTTCGTTCTATTCCTACGTTTGTTTTAATTAAAGATAATGCTGAAATTTACCGTGTAACTGGTGCACAGACAAGGCAGCAGTTAGAGGAGTTGATTGCTTATGAAAAAGATATTGAAAATGATATTTAATCCTGATGGAAAAGATATGATACCAAAAGATCAGGATGCCATAACGCACCTTATCTTAAAGGGCGCCCTTGAGGTTGCTGGGGTTGATAGTTTAAATGGAGAACTTCTGTACACGATAACCCCTAAGATGAAAGAAATAATGCCAGGGATTTATGAAGATCACATTAGGCAAGTAAACAAAGAACTATTAAACCTATGGGAAAAGGGTTATGTAAATATTGACTTTTTGTTAGAAGATCCACTGGTCACCGTATCTGAAAAAGGTCTTGATAAGGAAGCCCTTTCTAAGTTGACCTTAGAAGAAAACTGGGCACTAGAAGAGGTCAAAAGACTTTTAAAGAAGTAAAATCTGATATAATCAATGTATAGACTAGGAGGTTTATCTTGAACCATGTTAAAGAAGGCGATTTTGTCATGGGGTCCACCTCTGAGGGCATGGTCCACGGAGTTGTAGAGCATATTATGATTGAAGGCGGAACACTAGGTACCCCTGGATCAGAGTATGCACTTGAGTCAATGCCACCAGAAAACCCAGCAATGTCTGTTAGAATTTATAAAGAAGAAGATGGTAAGTGGGAACCAACTGCTTACAGTATTGGAATGATGTATATGGATGCAAAGGTTGCAGATATAAATAATCACAACATGGATTCAGAAGTTGCAATGGCAATGTACGATTCATCAATTGGTAAATCAGAAGATTATTATTCAGATGACGAAGATATGGATAAATGGAGTAACATTGAAAAGAAATGTTGGGTTGGATATACTCAGCGTGGAATGAAAGATAAGGGTGGCCGCATGGTTCCTAATTGCGTTCCAGTTGGAAAATCAGAAGAAATGGAAGATGAAATGGAAAAAGCAAAAAAGCCTAACTATGGAGATTTTATTAAGCCTAGAAGCGGTGGATCAGAACCTTCTAATCCAAAACTTTATGCAAGAGTTGTACAGGCAGCAAAGGATAAATTTGATGTGTATCCATCTGCAGTTGCAAACTCTTGGGTAGTACAAGAATACAAGCGTCGTGGTGGAACATACAAGTCTAAAAAAGAATTAGGATCAGATAATTTCTGGAATGGATTTTTAAAATAATGCCAAAGAAAAAAACACAATCATTTAATGCAACACAGATTAAAGATGGAATGATTGTTCGTATGAATAAAAACGGTACAATTAAATCTGTTCTTGGTCCATATGAAGTAAAACACCCAAAGAAGGATAAATAATGGCAGAGACATATTCACCTAATGCTGGAATGAAAGCCGCAGCAAGACGTGCTTTAAAGTGGAAAGAAGATGGCAAAGCAACAGGTGCTGGTACTCCTGTAGGTTGGGGTAGAGCAACAGATATTGTTAATGGTTCTGCTATGTCTCTTGATACAGTTAAAAGAATGTATTCATTTTTTTCTCGTCATGAAGTAGACAAAAAAGGAAAAGGTTTCTTTGATGGTCCGGAGTTTCCATCTAATGGAAGAATTATGTGGGATGCCTGGGGTGGAGACGCAGGGTTCTCATGGAGTCGTGCAATTGTAGAAAGAGAAAAAGCAAACAAAGCATGGGCAAATAGTCCATTCAGTTTTAGAAAGGGGTAGAGTATGGAAGACATGGGGATTGAAGAAGTTAAACAGTTGGTTAACTTTTATAGACAAAAAGCATCTGATCTGGAGTTTCAGTTATTGCAATCACAACTTAAGTTAAATAGATTAGTTATGATGCAATCTGCACCAGTTCCTGCTACAAAAATAACCAAAACAAAATCTGAATAATAGATAAAATGGAATATGTTTTAGCCATCGGCTTGACATTGGTCCTGTCTTGGTCTATAATTGAATTAAGCAGGTATAAGGCTTTAAAGAATTTGAGTAATGTCAAGTATAGACAGAGTGACATGCATCAAACTATTATAAATCTTATACCGCAAAAATTAAATAGCAAAAAAGAAATTGAGTCTCAATCAGTAAAACATGCTGCCAGCACAATGATAAAGATTATTGTTATAGACAGCAAGGCTTACTGGATAAAAGATAATATATTTTATTCTGCAGAAACAAAAAGTGGTGACATAGTAGAACATACTACAGAGCCAGTAAATGTTTCAACTATGTCTAAGAAAGACATGGATAAGATGCTTTTTATATTAGATAACTTACGAAAAGGAAAAAACGATGATAGTGGTAGTACAGGGAACGAATGAGTTTAGTGACTACAGCGTATTCATTCGTGCTATGGGTGTTGCGCTATCTGGCATGAAAGATGATGATCAAGAGTTTTCAATTTACTCTGTTGGTCCTGTAAAAATTAATGCCATGGTCTCTGAATTTTCAAATCTTTCAGAACGTGGAATGAAGGCAAGAGGAAAGAAAATTAAATACTACAAAGTTCCTGGCCAATGGGTTGAAGAAAACATGATGCATGTAAATTACTTTGCATTCTTATGTAACCCAAAGCAAACACCATCAAAGTTGGTTGCTAAGGCTGAATTAGACAATATTGAAGTTGGAATTTTTAGATACTAGGGGGAAAGTATGATTGTAACAAGTTTAGAAAAGATGGAAAAGATTGTAAAGGGTAATAACAATCTTTCTTGGATTGGATGGGATGTTGTAGATCTAAAGAGATCTGATTCTGCACGTACTGCCGTTAATGGTGTGAGAGTAAAGGGTCTTTGGTACATGCAAAGAGTTTATAAGGTCACTCGTAACGGATGGGATATTCCAAACAGATATAGGGGCTAAACATGAAACAACATCTATGGAAAGATGCTGCAGAATGTTTAGGTTCTGACACAAATATATTCTTTGATGAATATGAAGAAAAACCAGAAAGTAGAGCCTTTGTTGACTCACTTTGCAGAACGTGTCCAGTAGCAAAGACATGCTTTGCAGTTGGCGTATCTGGTAAAGAGTGGGGAGTTTGGGGCGGTATCTACTTAGAAGGTGGAGAAATCTCAAGAGAGTTTAGTAATCATAGATCAAAGCAAGAATGGTCTTTGACTTGGCAATCATTAACAATGGAGCAATAATATGTGGTCATGGGTATTAGCAGTAATAGGAGTAACGGGCATCTTCTTTGTTGGTCGTAAGACTATTTGGGGATGGTTTGTACTATTATTTAATGAAGTACTTTGGATAGCATATGCATTGATAACTAATCAATACGGTTTTATATTTTCTGCATTAGCATATGCAGCGGTATATATTAAGTCATATTTACATTGGAAGAGAGAAGAAGAATGATTATACAAATTATTGGGTTGCCAGGTTCTGGAAAAACAGAATTGGCAAAAGCATTAAAAGAGCGCATCAATGCAATTCACCTTAATGCAGATGAGGTACGTGCAACAGTTAACTCAGACTTAGGTTTTGCACCAGAAGATAGATTAGAGCAGGCACGTCGTATGGGTGAGATGGCAAGACTTATCTCTAAGCAAGGAGTTGCTCCAGTAGTTGTTGACTTTGTTTGTCCAACAGATCTAACTCGTGTAGCATTTGGTAAGCCAGATATTTTGGTATTTATGGACACAATCGCAGAGGGTAGATTTGAAGACACAAACAAGATGTTTGAACGACCAACAGAGTTTGATGTTTCATTTATTAGTCACAACTTAGATGCAGAAGCAAAGGCATCTCACATCATTGATAAGTTTAGTCTTCATGATTGGTCTGCACCTACAACTCTTATGCTGGGTAGGTACCAGCCATGGCACGAAGGCCACCATGCCCTTTACAAAGAGGCTGGTAAAAGAACTGAGCAAGTACTTCTTGGAGTACGTAATACATACAACACAAGCGAAAAGGATCCTCTTAAGTTTGATCAGGTAAAAGAATATATTGCCAAGGATGAATTTATGGATGGGGCATTAGTATTAAGACTACCTAACATTACCAACATTGTTTATGGAAGAGATGTAGGATATAAAATTGAACAAGTAGATTTGGGGGCAGACATTCATGCTATTTCGGCTACTGAAAAACGCAAGCAGTTGGGTATTTAAACAATTAGAAAAATCAGGAAAAGCAATGAATGATGCTGAAGACCGAATGGTAGCAGCAATGTTTAAAAAGAAAGATAAAGATGACAGTAACTAAGGCCAGATCTTTTGCCAAGGCATTAAGTTATCGCATATGGGGAACACTATCTTCATTTGTTGTTGCTTATGTAATTACTGGAGACGCAACTCTTTCAGGAGCAATTGCCTTTTGGGAAACGGTAGTTAAAGTATTTATTTACTACGCACATGAGCGTGGATGGAACTATATACAATGGGGCAGGAAGTAGTGTATACAGATGCAATGCGTAGGGCTTTTCATTCAGTTATGCCACCAAAAGGATTTGGTGTAAACATAATTGATAATGAACATTTTTTAACTATTAAGTTAGATGAAAAACATTTTGCTGGATTAGTTCATGATGATAAAATTCAAGCATTGCAGTATGTTGTAAAACTTAAGAATGCTCTTGAAATGGAAGGCGCTATTGTTTTAGTCACTAGAGAGGCAGTCAAGCAGTGACAATCTTTATATCAATTGCCAGTTATAGAGATCCAGAATTGGAAAGAACCATTCATTCTGCTCTGGATAATGCAACAAATCCACAAGATTTGCATTTTGGTGTAATGCTTCAAGAGTTTGAAAGATTTGCTCCAGATTTATCTTGGGTTCCAAACCTTACGCTAAATACCATACATCCTAAGATGGCAAGAGGTGCAGGGTATGCAAGAGCACAAATTGTTCCAATGTATTCTGGACAAGACTACTTTCTTCAAATTGATTCACATACAATATTTGAAAAGAATTGGGATCAAATCTGTATTGATCAATATAAAAAAGCACAAGAGATATCAAACAACAACAAGATAATTCTTTCTTACTTTCCTCCTCCATTTTATGTAGAGCCAGATAAAACTATTAGTATCATAAAGAACTCTAAAACACAACTGCCATATGCTACAAAGCAAAAGCCAATGCTTACAAAACGTGGCGAGTGGACTGCAGAAAGAGTTAAGTTAACAAATAAAAATCTTCCAGAGCAATCAACAACTATCTTAGCAGGCTTTGTATTTTCTAAGGGAGAACTTATACAAGAAGTTCCATATGATCCAGAGATTAGTTTCTTTGGTGAAGAACTGTGTTTTGCAATAAGGGCTTGGACTAGGGGCTGGGATATTTATTCCCCGTGTGTAACAATTGTATATCATTTTTATATGCGTGAAGGATATAGCAAGGTTTGGAAAGATAGGAACCTTAGAGAAATATCATGGAAAGAATTAGAGGTTATTTCTAAGGAAAAGCAAAAGCGTGTTCTGTGCGGAATAGAGGGCGGTATATGGGGAGCAGGGTCTATTAGAACCATTACTGAATACGAACAACTAACAGGCTTAGATTTTAAAAAAATGTATAATGCTAGCAGTGATACAATAGTAGTAAGAGAAAAGGAATAGAATGAG